CCTACACAAACACCTGGACATCATGCAAACAGAATCAACTCAACCGATCACCCACATCTATTTCAACGGCAAGCTGACGGAGTGTCCTCCGGACACAACCGACATGGGGGCAGTGTCCCTGTTCCTTAGTCTTGAGGAATACGTAGGGCTCTCAAAGTCATCGTTCGATATTTCCTACGTCAACCGCAGGACCGGAAACGTCATGGTCTTTGTTGCCATGCCGAACATCCACACGGACCGAGCCACCTACGACTTGGCAATGGAACGTCTGAATGAAGCCTGTGACGACATCAACTGCTACTTCACCGAGGCCACGCTGGCCAAGCTGAATGTTGTGACGGTCCACGAAAAAGACGGCGTGTTCCTTGCGGAATTGATTGCTGTGGTCAAGCACGGCAAGCGACCCCACTACTTCAACGCGGCGGCAATGACCGAGCGCGAGGCTCGGACGAGCCTGATGATGAGACTCGGATCTGCGTGTTCCTTGATGCGAGACATCGGCGCGGACAAAGACCTGACGAACAACATCTTCAACATCTTCAGCGAAATCAGTGTAGAGAATCGTCGTCAACTTGAAGACACCCTGAAGGCACAGGTCTCCATCGCAATGGGCACGGACGCCGATGGAGGTGCCTCATGACCCGCAACGAACTGTTCGAAATCATCGAAGCCATTGACCGATCCATTGTGTCGGCTGTGCAAGACGACCCGCCCATTGATTGGAGGGAGAGTCTTGAAGACGCCCGTGACTCACTGGAGACCATCAAGCAATCCGAACTCCGGGGCATCGCCAACGCGCAAGGAGGTGCCTCATGAGCGACATCAAACCCACTGACATCGTCATCCCGGTTGCTGTCTACAACGACATGCAGAAGAAGATCGAGCACCTCAACGCTGACGCCAGGCGCAAGGGCAAGGCCTTGGCCAAGGCGGTCATGCAACTTGACGCTGCAAAGGAAGCAGAACGCGACCTCAACGCAATCATTGCAAGGCTGGACAAACCACAGGATGATTTGCTGAGAGACGCCCTCAAGCACATCGACGAACTCAAAGCAGACAACAAAGAGAAGATCAGGCTGTTGAAGAACGCCCTGGGAATGGCCGCCCAGCTTGATGCACTACTCTCCGAGGCCCTCGGGACTGAGAACCTTGGCGCCGACTGGTATGAGGAGCAGATCGATAAGCTCAACACAGAGCTCAACGCCGAAGGGGGTGCGTGACATGACCGACGTTCGCGCAGTGTTTGCCGGCGGATGGTACCTGCCGCCTGACTCGCCATACCTCAGCCAACTCAAGAACGAGTACCGGCTTGAGAGTCCCGAGTGGCAGCAAGCCATGCGACTCCGCAGTCAAGGCAAGCGGCTGCCCATGCCGGAACAGTGGGTCTACGGACCCCAGGAGTTCCCGGTGTGGCATCCCTGGTGCGGTGGGTTGATGGTCCCGAGAGCCGTAAACCTTGATGGCTTGGGACTCAACGTCATCAAGCACACGACGTGTGGCGAGGCCGAGAAGGCTAACCTGGCCGAACACATCACCCTTCGGGACTACCAGCAGCAGTCCGTACAGGAGCTGCTCAAGCATGGCAGTGGTCTGGTAGTGGCACCTTGTGGGGCGGGCAAGACCACCATTGGCATCGGTGCGATAGCTGCGCTGGAGACGCGAGCTCTTGTGCTGGTACACACCCTTGACCTTGCAATGCAGTGGGTCACCCGGTGCCGTGAGCAACTGGGCATTGAGGCTACCGTCATCGGTGGGGGAGACAACGACTCAACTGGACGTGTGGTCGTGGCCACCATCCAAAGCTTGATGCGGTGGCGCTGGGACGAACTATACGAGTGGGCCAAAGACAGTGAGTTTGGCCTCTGCATTCTCGACGAGGCTCACCACGTACCGGCGCATACCTTCTCTCGTGTGCTGATGGCCATCCCCGCTACCTATCGGTTGGGACTGACTGCAACGCCGGAACGCAACGACGGACTGACTGACCTGCTGTACTGGCACTTCGGTGAAGTGCTCAAGGAGATCAGCACCAAGGACCTGGTACAGGCTGGTCGCGTCATGGCACCCAGGGTTGAGCAACTGTTCACCGGATGGGAACCCCCGACTGCACGGGTGGACTGGCCTGTGCTCATCAACAAGATGTGCAACGACGAGGACCGCAACGACAAGATCATCGGTAAGGTCTGTGAGCTGTTGAATGCTGACCGCCAGGTGCTCGTGCTGTCCGACAGGGTGCAGCACTGCATTGACATGGCAGAGGTACTGGCCGACCTTGGCTACAACTCGGCAGCGCTGGTCGGTACGATGTCAAAGAAGAAGAGGGCAGCTGTGCTCGAGGCTGCGGATGCCGGTGAGTTGCGTGCCATCTTCGCCACCACGGTTGCCGACGAGGGCCTCGACCTTCCCGGCCTGGACACCGTTGTACTGACCTCGCCAACCAAGGCGATGGGTCGAGTGCAGCAACGAATCGGTCGCATCATGCGTGTGGCTGAGAACAAGCAGACCCCGCTGGTAGTGGACTGCATTGACAGATCTGGCGCGTTCTTCGCGCTTTCCAAAAAACGAATGAAGCTCTATCGAGAGCTCGGATGTGAGGTGTGAGACATGGCTATTGACATTATCTTCGACAAGCGAAAGGGCATTGCGGTGCTCTACTGCACGACTACTTCCGTGGCGTTCGGCCCAATCTTTGGTGACGCCTGGCGAGAGTTTGCTGACCACGAGGCATACGACGAGCTGTGGAAGAAGTACCACGGCATCAACATTCCAGAAGACCCATACGAGATGGCGGAAGACTTTCTGCACTATTGCCTTGAGCACCACGGAGATCCCCGTGAGCCCAGGATTGCAGAGAAGCTTTCAACCATTCGGTTTGAATGGGAAGAGTTCCTGGTGGGCAGGCTGCGGGAAGAGATTCGCGTGGACCGAGAGCAGGAAGCCGGGGAAGCCATCGAGTACCAACGCGCCCTGGCAGATAGGGCAGAAGTCGTGGGTGAAGCATGAGTGCCGTCATGATTCTACTCATCGTTTGGATGGCAGTAACTATGCTGATCGACCCGTGGACATGAGGTGGCGCATATCCACACGAGCCGACAAGGAAGCTTTACCGCTAGCAGATAGGCACTACAATCGACAGAAGGTCGGAAGCCCACAGTTCGTTCCGCCAGGTCGATGTGTAGTGCTGTTAGCGGGAGCTCCTGCCAAGGCGCTCTGGGTCACGTCGTGGCCGTTCATTGAGTACACCAAGCACGAGTGGGCAGGTGCCTGGGTGAACTCATTGTTTCGTAACGAGGGCGCCGGCCTTTCCAGCGAGCTCATCCTTGAGGCTGTGGCCGCTACCCGTGCGGTGTGGGGAGACCCACCAGAACTGGGCATGATCACCTTTGTAGACCCACGCAAGGTACGCAAGAAGCGAGACTTCGGCCGGTGCTACCGCAGAGCTGGATTCAAGGAAGTGGGCAAGACCAAAGACTTAGGGCTCATTGCGCTCCAGCTGCTGCCGGAAGACATGCCGCCCGCCGAGCTCGCAATCAACTCAACCCTTCAACTATTCGATAGAGACACACAGACATGCCGGACCTGATTGAGATTGAACACTGGACAAGAGACACCAAACCAGAAAGCAACCCACACGGAAACAGCCACAGGCGCAGATGTCTCATCTGTCGAGGCCGGTTCGATGAGCTCATCGTGTTTCACAACTGGGACGCCAAGCCGATGGAACGTGCAAAGATGTGCATGGGTTGCGTTCGCAAGACCATCGAGGCGGCGAACAATGTCTGACACCTGGTCTTCAGCCAGGACAATGATTCCCTATGCAAGCCGCACAGGAACACGTCGAAACCTCGAGGCCCTACGCAAAGCGGGGTGGCACTTGTTGGTGTCTGCGACAGGCAAGCACCGACATGAAGGCTTCCCATACGCAATAGACAATGGAGCTTGGACCGCCTACCAGAAAGGTAGGCCATTCGATGTGGGCGCCTTCGAGGCCGTCGTCGAATGTCTTGGCGACAACGCCGAGTTTATCGTTGTGCCCGACATCGTTGGGGGTGGGCACGAGTCGCTACGCTTTTCAGAAGAGTGGCTGCCCAGGCTGCGAGGCGTTGGCCGAAGACAACTCATAGCCGTTCAGGATGGCATGACACCAGGCGACATCCGTTCGCTGTTGTGCGATGAAATCGGCATTTTCTTGGGCGGAACAACAGACTGGAAGCTGGATACGATGCGGCATTGGGGGCAGCTGGCACAGGAGACTGGTGCCTATTTCCATGTGGGGCGAGTGAACACCGCCAAGAGAATACGCTTATGCCAGTTCGCTGGCGCGGATTCGTTTGATGGCACAAGCGCAAGCAGGTTTGCGGTCAGCATCCCACTACTCACCAATGCCAAAAACCAACTGCCCCTATGGGAAATCATATGAAGTCAGTCACAGTTCTATTCAGTGGTGGAGTGGACTCCACCGTCCTAGCAACCATGGCGCACCAGGAAGGAGTGCTGCACTCACTGCTCCACTTCACCTACATGCAACCGTCGGCACCTTATGAGTACCGTTCCGCATCGGGTTGGGCTAGGGAGCACAAGGTAGAAATGTTGCGACTCATGCCATCGATTCTCGGCATGGAGCCCATGAAGGCATCGCCTGGTGAGCCGGGCTCGAGAATGATTCCAGGCCGGAACCTGGTCATGCTTTCGCTAGCAGTCAACTATGCCGCTGCTAATGGCATTCAAGAGGTTTGGTATGGCCCTACCAAAGACGACTGGGAGGACTACCCAGACTGCACGCCTAGTTTCGTTTCGAATCTCTGCAATCTTGTTGAGCAGGACACAGGGGTGCGCATTGTTGCACCACTAATAGATCTCTACAAGACGGACGTGATTGCTAAAGCCATTGAGTTGGGTGTTGACTTAGACTCCACTTGGAGTTGCTATGCCACGAGAAGCTACCGGATCGAGAAAGGACATCACATTCCAATAATAGGCGAACCATGCGGAACCTGTAACTCCTGTGTGTTGCGCACCAACGCCATCAACGAGGCATCCAATGACTGACACCTGGGCTGCAGTACTACACGGTGACTGTCTCGATGAGCTTGAACATCAGGAGGCTGGTGTGGCCAGGTGCTGCGTCACGAGCCCACCCTACTGGAATCTCCGTTCCTACGGGACCGAGAACGAGCTCGGGTCAGAACCTACTCTCGAAGAGTACGTGTTCAATATTTGCGCACGCATGGACCAGGTGAAGCATGTGCTGGCAGAAGACGGCACGCTGTGGCTGAACCTCGGTGATTGCTATGTGGACAAGCAACTCATGGGCGTTCCATGGCGCGTTGCCTTTGCTTTGCAGGAACGTGGGTGGGTGCTTCGATCTGAAATCATATGGCACAAGACCAACACCATTCCCGCAGGCGGTGGGGTTACGGACCGATTCACCCCAGCTCATGAGCACGTCTTTCTGCTGGCAAAGAACCCCCACTACTACTTCGACATGCAGGCTGTACTTGAGCCGCTAAAGCATCCGGACGTGACGGTGCCAGCTGGATTCGGAGGGCACAAGCAAAGCGGAAACGAAACCTATAGCGGGCGTGTATACAACGCCGGGGAACTAAGTGGGCGTCGACCGAGAGACGTGTGGTCTTTGCCGGTGGCCAGGTACGCTGGCAGTCACGTAGCCGTGATGGTCCCCGACTTGGCCGAGCGCTGCATCAAGGCCGGGAGTGCAATCGGAGACCTGGTGCTGGACCCATTCGCCGGAGCCGGAACAACCGGATTGGTGGCAAACAGGCTGGGCAGAAACTTTCTTGGCGTTGAGCTCAACGAGCAGTACGCAGAGGAAGCTCGTAGAAGAATACGTAGTGACGCACCGTTGTTCAGAAACGTAAAGGAATGTAGATGACCCGCGAAGAGCTCGATGAAAAACTGGATGGACGGCGCCTGGTAGTGTCCGTTTCTGGAGGCAAAGACTCCACGGCCTGCTGTCTACACCTAATGGAACTTGGCTACGGCCCCGATGACTATGACCGCATCTTCTTCGATACGGGATGGGAGCACGACTTTCTATACGACTACGTAGAGAATGACCTACCAGCTGTAGTTGGACCAGTCACCCGGCTGTCCGCACAGATTGACCTACCAGATGAGGTCGTGGCGATCGCCGAGAAGTTTGAGAAGAAGCTTGGCGTGGACTACTCCTCAATGGTGAGGCTGTGCCTCAAGAAGGGGATGTTTCCGTCTCGGGTCAGGCGATGGTGTACCCAGCACCTCAAGGTGTATCCAGCTCGGGACTACCTTCTCGAGCGCGAGGGTCAGGTCATTAACGTGGTTGGCATCCGCGCCCAGGAGTCTGCGGCCAGATCCGTCATGTTGGAGTGGGAGTACAGCGGGACGTTCAAGTGCGATGTCTGGCGCCCATTGATTGACTGGTCCGAGGAGGATGTCATCGCAATCCACCAGCGTCATGGGGTGCGCCCTTGCCGGCTCTACCTCGAGCAAGGATCTACCAGGGTAGGCTGTTACCCATGTATCTTTGCTCGCAAGTCGGAGCTGCGGGCGATGAGTGACTACTCTACCGAGAGACTACAGGTGCTTGGTGAACTCGAAGAAGTGGTCATGGACATGGCTGCTACAAGATACGCCGCCAAGGGGGAGACCTTTGAGTCCCTTGGGTACCAACCTCCCACATGGTTTCAGAACCCGATATCAAGGACAGACCCTAAGACGGGCAAGAGGGCCGGTGACACCTGGCCAATCAGCAAGGTCATCAAATGGGCTCGCACCACTCGAGGCGGGAGCATGGATCAGATCGAACTGTTTACCGATCCAACGGGACATCAGGGCTGTGTTCGATGGGGTATGTGCGACACCGGATCGGAGAAGTGAGCTGTTACCTTGACAGACAACTGGCGGTTGCCTACATTGACTACACAAACACGAGGAACAAAAATGGCACAAAGCCCTCAAAAACACTTTCTCATTCAATACGATGAGAACTACGAACTCGATGTGTGCGACCAGGTTCTTGATGAACTGGCCGCCATTCTGAGCGAGAGCTCGATTCGATTTGAAGACCACGGAATCGGACCCTATGAATACATGGGTGCTCGCGGCGTTCACGCAAGCATTGCTCCAATGATCGACCTGGCGTTTCATGGCATTGCCATCGAACTTCCAGAGAGTGACAAGCCTTACAACCTTGGAGATACGTTTTCAGTCAAACGAAGGGTGAACGATTACAACGGTGATGAGGCCGGAGAAGTGATCCTTATGGCAGAACGCTCCGAGAAAAGCACCGAAAGCAGAACCGTTTACCACTTGTACCAAGGATAAATCATGTCAGGCAGCAACAAATACGTAGACTCGGAAGAGAGAGTAAATACAGTCCCAGCACTTCAAGCGCTGGTGGAGGCGCTTGGTGGTGGATACCGACCCGTCGCCGGAGTGATTGGTACAAGCCACACTGCTCTTTGGCACATGATGAAAGGAACCCGCCCAGCACCGCTGTTGGACACCATGATTAAGTATGCTCAACGCGCCAGGAAGGAAACCGGCATCAAAATGAGCTTTACCGTTAACCCCGCTGGTGAGCTTGGTTTCTCCGTGGAAACTGCAGACTGATTCTTTTTCAGTTTGCGAATCTTCCACGGAGACACCATGTGGATTCAGTCAGCAAAAGAGGTGCCCCTTGGCACCATAGCTACAGCTGTCGGCTTGAACCCGAAGCAAGGCAGGTCTTTGAGTCCGTGCCCTCACTGCGGGGCAGAGACTCGGGGTAGCAACGACCGCCGTGGCCCGGTGGGCGTAGCTAGAGATGACCGTGGCTGGAAGTGTCACGCCTGCGGCACGGGCGGTGACGGGGTGGATTTGGTAGCCATAAAGCTGGAGGGCGACAGGCTCCGGAATCTGACCGCCGACAAGAAGCGGTCTGTGCGAGAGTGGTACCTTCAGCGCGGATGGATCGCGCAGCAGACAAACGGTACTCCTGTGGCGCCACCCAAGCGACGTGAACCAAGAAAGAGGCAGCGACCAAACCAGAACGAAGTTCTGGAGCTATGGGCTGCAAGCAGAAAGATAGAGACGCTTACGGATTCGAAAGTAGATGCCGAGGTATTGCGGTTTCTTGAACGTAGGCAGTTCGACATACCATCGCTAATCAAGTCTGGCGTAGCCCGCGTATTGCCTCATCCAGACCACTACCGATGGCCACAGTGGTGGCCTAAGCGTTGGAGTTCCCAGTGGAAGCTTATCGTTCCGGCCTTTGAGATTGATGGCACGTTTGCCAGTATTCACGCCAGGTCAGTCTTTGACCGAGACGATGCACCGAAGACCAGGTGGCCGATGGGGGTCGAGGCGGGCGGACTATTTATGGCCAATCGAGAAGGGATGATGTTGATGAAGGGCAAACCTGTAAAGGATCTACAGGGTCTTTTGATCTGCGAAGGCATCACTGACCTCCTCATGGCTTGCTCGGAAGTTACAAAGTCCAACACCAAACTCGCTATTATCTCCGGTGCCTCCGGATCTTTCTCTTCACTCTCTTCTTTAAACGTGCCAGACGATGCAACCATTTACATCGGATGTGACCCGGACGAACAAGGTGATGAATACGCCAGCAAAATCGCCAAGACCTTAGCACCACGCCAAGTCTACAGGCTTCCATTGGAGCGAAACCTTGCCTGACCTGTCTGAAACACTAACCGAAGCAAACGCGCCAACCCTCGTTGAGCTCATGGAGGCAGCTGTAGATGCTGGACCTGTGGGCGCTGATGGTAAGCCTACTGGCAACTCAAACAAAGAAGAGCAAGCCAGCGGAAGCGTCCTGTCCATGCTGCAGATGATGACAACAAAGGACGGAACACAGGCTGTTCGCCCCACCAAGAGGAACGCTTACCTAATCCTTTCCCATGATCGTCGTTGGCGTAAGAAGGTCTGGATGGATGACTTTCGAAATGTGCTGATGTTGACCGATCAGGAATACCGAGACACGGACGATACTCGCATCGCCATCTGGTTGGAAGAGGTCTACGGGGTTCGATTGAGTACTGGGCTTGTTACTGAGATCGCCTCGCTGATTGGCGAAGAACGAAAGCGAAACCCGCTAACTGAATGGCTCGAGTCCTGTTTATGGGACGGAAGCCCCCGCATATCGGAGTGGTTGATTCGTGGCGTAGGAGCTGCTGACAACGAACTGCATCGAGACGTGGGACGCCGTTGGTTGATTCAGGCCGTCGCCAGGGCGATGCAACCTGGTTGTAAAGCGGACACGGTGCTGATTCTTATTGGCAAGCAGGGGGCGCGAAAGAGCACGGCGTTTCGCACGCTGGCTGGTGAGCAGTACTTCTGCGACACCCCGATGGATATCGGTTCACCGAACGCCTATGCACAGATTCAGCGCACATGGATCTACGAGGTGGCCGAGCTCGACTCTATTCGCAAGAGCGCAAACTCTGCGACCAAGGCTTTTCTGTCAGCTCAAGAGGACACGTATCGTCCAGCCTATGGACGGCATGCGGTCACGAAGAAGCGACACTGTGTGTTCTGCGGGACCACCAACGAGAAGTCGTTCATATCGGACATGACAGGCTCGAGGCGCTTCTGGCCGGTAGAGGTTGGAGCAGTGAACCTGGACTGGCTTACCGCCAACAGAGAGCAGTTGTGGGCGGAAGCGCTGGTCGCGTATCGGAACAATGAGTCATGGTGGCTACAGAACGATCTTGAGCAAGACCTGCAGCAGGTGTCCGACGAATACCGACAGCAGGATCCGTGGGAGGAAATGCTTATTGTGTGGCTTGATTCAAGATACACAAACCAAATTACTACCCAAGAGATCATGCAGGACGGGCTGAAGCTTGAGCCATACCAGATGAGCAAGCCAGCCGAAATGCGGGTAGGGACGATCATGAGGTCTCTCGGATACGAGAGGGTGAGAAAGATGCACAAAGGTAATCGGACCTATCTCTGGTCTAAGCCAGGCGATATCATTTCTATCGATAGACCGAAAGAAATCGAAGACGACGGGTCATACTTCTAGGATTCAACATGCCTACATACAGCAAGATCAATCTCAGCCCAGATGGTACGGAAGGCGATGGAGACCCCATCAAGATTACCGATACCAGCGGCAACGGTACATTCCTTCACGACACCCTGACCACGAAGAAACGAAAAGACGAGGTGTGGCTTTGGGTGACAAACACATCGGCAGCTCCTGTTGAGGTAACGATGCATGTCGGATACCTGTCCACAGCGTCAGCTGAGGTAGATCAAAGAAGCATCTTTACAGTCCCGCCAAAGAGCGGGTGGATGCTTGTGCTGCCAGGCCAGCCACTGAAAGGCAGCGGCACTGTGGCCAGGCGAATCGCGGCCTATGCAGGAAGCGCCAACGTGATCAACGTCATGGGGTACATCAATCGAATACCAGTTTCTGCAGAATCTCAAGCCAATGAGGGAGACCCGACATAACGCCATGAATGCACAAGTAGACACATACCTATCGGAGTCAGATAAAACTGACTTGCAATCTGAGTTGGGATTTCCTTGCTCCGTCAAGGCGCTGTTCGGTCGCTACGATTCAACGGCCACTGAGATCGAGGACATGGTGGAGCGGGGCGTTATGCTCAAGCTCGTCCTGATTGGAATCAATGCAATGCTTCCATATGAGTTCTGGGAGATTGAAGAGATAAGCCCTGAGCTCATGGACGACGTATACCTGGCCGTCGGTGATGCGCTAATTGTTCTCGAGCGCGACGAGGAATTGCCCAATGATGTCGACATAGCCGGGATACAGGAGTGGCTGACGCTTCGTCCATACCAGTTGTGGAAGCATGCAAGCGAAACTCGTCGTATGCTGGGACGGAAAGAGGAGACGTTCTGGAACCTTCTGTCCGAAGAATGCTTCGTGCGCTCCTTTATGGAGTCAGCCAGAGCTTGGCACGATGCGTTCGTGAGGGACTATCTGAACAACCTGGTTCCATACGAAGGATGCCCGACGCTTCAATGACTCCTCCCGTCACATTGCCAGAAGACTGGACTCTCGAACAAAGCGAATCAGGTTGGATGGTCGTAGACGGCGACGGAGATCTGGTCGCCTACGGCCCCAGATACGAGACGCTGACCAAAGAGCTGGCCGGCGCAGTTAAACTGCGAAAGGAATGGATTACATTCCAGTTCATGACAGCTACGATGCGAACGGAGATTGAGTCCTAAGACTTCTTCTTCGCAGGCGCCTTCTTCTTCGCAGGCGCCTTCTTCTTCGCTGCAGGCTTTCTCTTGGCTCGACTGAGCTTCACTGTGTCATCCTTGGTACCCAGCTTGCCATCTGGGCCAGCATCAACCGTGGCCTTGATGGCACCAACATTGATGGTGACCTCGCCGGCCTGCACCTGTTCTTCCAGTTCCGCAATGTAGCTCAACAGCTCTGGCAAAACTCTGCTCAGGTTCATGCGTTTCCAGTTCTTTCTGATTTCCTGAAGTCGTGGTCGTTTGATAAGGGGCATGTGCCTCTCCATTTGTTACTATGGCTTTGTGAAAAAGTCAGGCGTGATTGTACCGTTCCCAGGCCATGTAATAAACTGGGAAGATATACCCAACGAAACGGTTGTTCAGCATGGTGACGTATACGCACTCGGTGGCCAGGTTGGGAAAGTAATCCCAGGCCGGTGCGCAAGGTGTGGCCCAGGGTCCGTGCTAATGCTCATTGATTTGAACAAGGTATGCACCTGGTGCCGCTACTCAAAGCCGCAGTTTGAAAGAGAGGCCAGGCCACTCAGCGGGTGAGACGACCCCGCCCGTCGCCCGAGAGATTGCAACAGCTAATGATAGTGATGGAATCTTCCTGCCCCGCTCGAGGTCTCTTAGATAGTGAACACTTAGGCTCTGATCCATCGGCGAAAGTTGTTCATTCAGCCACTCGGTAAATGCAACCCGACTGCTTCGTCCAGGCAGCGCCATTCGATATTGCTCAACCGTGGCCATTAGTGCCGTCTCCGCTGCCAAGGATACCCAGTAGACCAGAATATGTCCACCCCTATGTGGTGCTCCTTGACACGGTTCTCGGCGGTGACTACGCTTGCTTTATGGAACAGACAAACATTGAACGAGAGCAGTGGCTGAGAGAACGAAAGGGTGGCCTTGGGGGAACAGACGTCGCCTCGATCATCTGCGCGTCAGCTGACAGAGACATGAAGGTAGGTTGTTTCGGAAAGAGCTTGTTCGCTCTTTGGTCCAACAAGATGCGCAACGAGATTGAACAGCAGTCTGACAATCCGGCAATGAAGCGTGGCCGAGTCATGGAGAAGTACGTGTCTGAGCTCTATGCCGAAAACAAGCCCGGCATTGAGGTCAAAGAGTGCGGCCTGGTTTGGCACAAAGACACCAAGCACATCTTCGGAACTCCAGATCGAATCATTATAGGAGAGGACATCACATGGGGGTTGGAGATCAAGACGCGCAGAAGTCGTGATGGGTGGGGCGAAAGTGGTACCGGGCTAGTTCCGCTAGACGTTGAAGTCCAGTGCCGCGTCTACATGGAAGTTACCGACATGCCGTACTGGGATGTAGCGGTGCTCATTGGGATGGATGACTACCGAGAGTATCGGATTGAGCGAGATGAGGAACTGGGCCAACAGATCCTGAAGACCTCTCTTGCCTGGTGGGACAAGCACGTAGCAGGCAACGTGCCTCCATCGCCAGATGGTAGCGCCATGGCTAAAGAGGCGCTTGCCTCGATGCACCCGAGGGTCAAGGTAGAAGAACTCCGAACACCCACTGGTGACGAAATTGAGAGCCACAGCCGCTTGGTCGAGGTTCGCCGAACAATCAAAGCGTTGACCGACGAGAAGAACGAGATTGAGAACAAGCTTAGAGCGGCTATTGGTGACGACGCAGGCATTAAGGGAATCGCATCTTGGAAGCAGAACAAGAGCTCCATGCGATTCGACCAGAAGAAGTTTGAGCAGGACCACCCGGATCTTTATAAGTCCTACCTTTCAGAACGCGAGGGTGCTCGGGTCTTTCGCGTACTTGGAGCCAAATCATGACGACAGCACTTACACCTCAACATAAACTGGGCAATATCAGGAGCTACCTGGAACGGAAGTCTCCCACCCTTCAGCGCATTGCTCCCAAGGGCACCGACATCGAACGCATCGTGAGCCTGGCCTGCTTCGAGGCCTACAAGAACGAGCGTCTTCTGGACTGCAGCCCCGAGTCTATCTACACATCGCTGGCCAAAGCATGTGAACTCAACCTTGTTGCTGGCGGTGTCCTTCACCGAGCTCACCTGGTTCCGCTTTACAACAAGACTCGTCGTTGCATGGAAGCCGAGCTCTGGATTGACTACACCGGCCTGATGGAACTGGTGCGGCGCTCTGGTGATGTTGCAAACTTTGTTGCTCGAGTCGTACACAAGAATGAAGAGTTCGAACACTTCTTCGATCTTGAAGGCGGAGAGATTCTTCGGCATCGTCCCAAGTACGACGGAGAACCTGGCGAGCCTGTATTGGCATACGCCGTATGCTTTTTCAAGGATGGTCAGAAGCAGGTAGAAGTCATGCGCCGCGACCAAATCGAAAGAATCCGTCAGTCAGCTCGGAGTGGAAACTCTGGACCGTGGGTAACGCACACCGAAGAGATGTGGCGCAAGACGGTTATTCGTCGCATCTGCAAGTACCTTCCTCTGACAGCTGACGCCAAAGCCGCGCTCGAGCACGACATCGTGACCGACATCGCCGGCCAAGACAAAGACCTGTTCGTTCCAGAAGTCGTTCGCAAGGATCTTGAGAAGGACGCAGGAGAGCAAGCACTGTTTGAGGCAACTCAAGCCATTGAGGCAGACGCTCCCCCGGCACAGAAGAAAAAGCGGAAGAGCAGGGCCAAGAAGGTTGTTGAGGCCGCGCCCCAACAACCGGTGGAACTGATCCACCCAGAACCTGAAGAAGAAGAGATTCAGGAAGAGCCCGACAACGCTGACCCGTTCGCATAAATCGAGATATACCCACCTGGCCAAAGGAGTGCCTACATGTCTTTGCTTAATGAAATGGACAACATCAACGCCCAGAAGATCGGCTTGAAGCCCAGCAACAACAAGAATAATGATGAGGAAGAAGACGTCATTATGCGTGCGGACCAGTTCTTGAAAATCGTCCGCACAGTTGGTGAAAGCGTGCTGATCGACAAGAAAACCGCGAAGGCCTGGTCGCAGTACAGGACTAGGCTCTCGGATAGCAAGTGGAAGCTTGAGGGCCTGCTTGGCAACATCGGTGCCTCCAAATTTCAGGAAAAGGTCGACCAATGCTTGAAGTATATGCTCAAGCACATTGAGCATGCCCAGGGCAATGGCGAGTGGAAGCCGATGGATTTCGAGGCTGACATTCGACGCGACCCTGCGGGAAATGAATGCATCATGCTTGTGGTGAAGTGGGTCGACGCGCTCAACGCTGATGACCTGCAGTACCACAACGGTGCGCCTGCTGTGAGCGTCAACGTCAAGAGCTCGCCGCTTCCCGACGAAGTCTTGAATGCGCTCTCGAACCGAAGCACTGGAGACGATGAGCTCAAGGTGCTTCTCAAGCAACTCATTGGCACAATGGCAAGCAACACGGCCGCAGCACCCACTGAGGATGCTACGGCCAAAGAAAGTAGCTAGTCTTTCAGACCAGCTTCAAAGGGCGGCGCGAATGGGGATTACTCCTCTTCCGTCGCCTTTTCTTCTTTTGCAGGCTCCTCAGCCGCAGGCTCTTCAGCCACAGGCTCTTCAGCCGGAACAGCTGGGTCGAACTGGCAGCTCCCATATGCGGTGCTGACAACGAGGGCTCCACCAACGAAGCCAGCCTTGACGCGGTGCTTGTCCAAAAGGGCTTTGATGTCCATAACGTCTCCTTATTCCACAGAGATTTATGGCAGATCTTCTTCCTGAATCAGCGTGTAAGTAAAGAGATCCGCCCCTGTGGATTTCCAGATCCTAACTGCATCTTCCCAATCGGCAAGGCGTTTGAAGACCTGGCATCCGGCGCTCCAATTTTGAACTTCAGAACTATCGGTGCCCGCATGATGCAGATTTATACCGAAATACCCCTCGATGTCTGACCCCTCGACATGGTCAAGGATTTCATCCTTGTTGGCATCGCGCCATACCTTGACCTTTCCGGCCCGCTGGCAAAGGGTCTCGTACTTCCCACGGTGCATGTCCCACTTGTAGGCAGGGTATTGCCCCGGCATCAGAATGGCAGTGCCATCTACTCGCATCGGATGCTCGAGCCAGTAACTGCCTGGGTCGCAAGTGCATGGATATTGGTTGTGCTGCCACCCATTGCTTTTCCAAACCAGGTGGATGGTGTCGTCGAAGCTATTGGCCTGGTTGTTTGACGATCTGACGCCGATGATGTTGCATTGACCGTCTTCATGTACGGCGTAGCCCTTAGAGCGAAGCACCTTGATGATAGTAGGTTCGTCGCCCGTATTGGCCGCTGGCTTGCCGTTCAGTGCCGATAGGGTGTTCGGACCCACGATGCCATCTACGCCCAGCCTCTCGGCCTTCTGGAACAGACGAATCGCGCTTTCAGTTCCACGCCCGTAGATCCCGTCTTCATCAAGAGGACCGAATCCAATCTTGTTGAGCTGGACCTGAATCTCTCGAACACGCTCTCCCCGAGCTCCACGCCTAATCAACATGATGTACCTACGACATGTCCTTGATGAGAATACGAGCAGTCACAGCTGAGCCTGGGCTGGTAGTCCCAGCAACACCGGCTTCCGTCACGCATCGCAACGAAAGGTGGGTGATGTCTGGAGTCGCTGGAGCTCCGGCTAGATTCATTCCAATGAACTGTCGCTTCACGCCGGCCTGAACCCGAAGCACGATTTCCGGATTGGCAGAGCCATCATCAGCAGGATCAGTGGAGTCGTATACCTTCAGGTGCGCAGCGGTGCTGGCATTTCCAGTGTTGTCGACTTCATACAGAATGCATCCGAGGCTTTCAATGGCCCCCGTGAGATCGTTGCTGCTGGTCGTATTGCAGTTGGTGTCAACCACCTCGTATGCAATCTTGCCGGTAGCGAAGTCTTCTCTTTTTTTAATGAACGTAGTTGCCATGTATTAGTCCCTCTTTACAACGATCCACACCTTCAGAGCCGTGGAACTGATGGTTCCAGAAACAGCTTTACCCGCTGCCTCTGATGTGCAATAGCTCAAGCCATTGGAAAACGTCACACCGTCCGGTACGGTCCAACATACTGTGTCGTTGGCAGGCACCTTGATGATCCAGTTGGGTTCATCGTTGCCCGCATCAAGGGTCGTGGCATCGTGAAGGTGAAAGTATTGAACGGCTGAGTCGCCATTATTCAAAAAAATCGTATACCAGGTACCAGAGCCGCCAGTGACGTGCTCAACTGGAACCAGGGTTACGCCACCATCAATAATGACGTCGGCACCAAGCCCGGATGTCTGATTGCTAACGTAAACAGCCATGATCTACCCCTGGACATTACCGATTCTTATCATGAGCCACCCCGACCAGGCCGCCCTATTTTCTCGAAACCGTGATGCATTGCTTTCGAGAACTCTTCGATCCTACCAGAAATGTCGATCAGAAGTTTGTCTCTTTCAGCGTCATACTTAGCAATGACATCGTCATATCGGTCGCGAACTTTGTCAAAACCGACTTCCCGCTCCTTCTCGATGTTCTCGAGAATATTGAGCAGTCGATCGACGTACTCTTTCATTCGACGAGACTGCTCTTTTTCCTGCTCGGCCATACGCTTTGCTTGCTCACGGCGGTCATATACTAAGAAGATAATAAACGCACCAGCCATCCCTGCGTCACTTAGGATATTGGTCCACGAGGTGATCTCCTCCACAGCATCACCCCCTATAGATCACGATGTCATAGTAATGCGTATAGTCGGCTCTTCGCCAGTAGTCGGCGCCGCCGAACTTGCCTCAGAATTACTTGTGGAAACCCAGTAGTAGAGCTGGCCACTACCATTGATCCAAGTCACAGGAATTCCTTGTGGAATGGAGAAGATGATCCTCTTACCAGCTGGCGCGTAAAACTGAATGTCAGCAGGAGTAGAGCCAGCGGATGGTGTTCCTGAACTAGGAAAGGCCATCTTCAAATAGACCGCAGCGCTACCAACCTGGTTGTCAATGTCCGCCTGCAGCAACGAACCACTGGTTGCACCAGTCACGCTGACGACCGTAGTTGTGGCCGCAGTGTCTTTCCACATAAATGTGGCAAGAGGGCTAAGAGCTGTTGTTTTAGATGTTGCCATTACTTAACCGTAAACCAACCTGTGATGGTGTCGCCAATAGCCGCGTCGCCAGTTTTGGCCGCAGTGCTAACTTGCCATATACCGAGAGTATCAAATGCTACGCCGCCGGTCGATGACGAAGACGCGTCGGTCACTTCCATCGAAATGGTATTCCCCTCTCGAAGAGGAAACTTGATGTCAGGCTCATCTGTACCAACAACAACAGTTTTGTCCGTCAAAGTAATCTTGATGTAGCCAGTCTCAGTTCCGCCATTTGTTGCGGCAGAAAGAGAAATGCCATGCAAAGTTCCGGATGATGCCTTGATGTCATCAGATACCGTCTGATCGATATCTGTGCTCTTGATGACGTGGGTATTCAGATCAAGCCCAGTAGTGGTTGTGACTGCCATTACTTACACCTCGCTCCAGTGGCCTGGCAGATAGCGGAGATATTCACAGCCTGTTCGGTCTGCTCTGTTCTCATCGCTCTCTGTTCTACCATAAGTTCTTCAAGTACAGCATTGTGGTCTTCCAACTGCACAGCACTGACGGGATGAGATTCCAGCTTCTCGTGCCCATCGAAGTCAGCAGTGAGCGTCACCAACTCAGCGCGTACCTCTCCCGATTGCCACAACAACCCACCGGCTGTGAAGATAATCGGCACAAGCCACAGTGCAGCTTTCAGTGCGTCATCCTTGGTGAGTGCTGAGGCCATCAATATCCAGCCTTTCCTATTCCACCATAGACGTTCGTTCGCCCCGGAACATAGGTCGGATTGTACTTCTCTCCATACATACTAAGTCGGTAGAAAAGCTTCCAACCAGAGAGAGCTACAACCGGATCGTCTGTAATAGCGCTATTCAATGCCGAATCCTCGATCTGCCAACAGGGTGCGACAAACAGCATCACTTGGCTATTGACCATGGGATCGGAGCCATAGTCAGGGTCGATACCCTCTGACATACTACCAAACGTAGTCCTAACGATCATTCGATGGCTTGCATCAAGCGCCATCTTGATTCCATAGGCAGGAGCGACTTTAGTTCCAGCAGTCTGGGCATCATCCGTGAGCAAATGCGGAAGGGCTACATGGGTAGCAACGCAAAGATTTCCACCACTGACAGTTGTTTGTGATGCCGGAGCCCCAGCACGGAACACCAAACCAGCATTTCCTGCAGCCTGTTTGTGCCATGTCGCGTTGAAGAAGTTGTCTACTGCATTATCCGTTGTGCTGGTAAGGATGTTGTCCGTGCTAATCCCAAAGGCAACACCAGCCATCTGACCATTCGTTGGCGTGTTTCCAGTTTGGATACAGAGTAGCTCGATACCGAAGTTATCGTCCCACTTGACCGCAGCTCCGTTAGGACCAATCAGTGGTGTTGCGAATCTTCCAGCGGTATTATCGACGTTATCCCACTCGTAGTTATTTGATCCGGTTGCCGCCTCTACTCCATCAGATTGTAACCAAAAGTAAAGTCCAGTTGAGTCTGCCTTGACGTACTGACCAGCCGCAGATGGGTTGTCGTCCATCGTGCTGTTGGGATCGTACCTGTACCAGACTCCAGGCACTGGGAGATTGGCATCGTCTGCAAAACTCGGAGGAGAACCGGGCTCGCCATTCGCACTCGGATCGATAGAGATCCAAGGATTGAGTCCCGCACGCATCCTTTGCGTATTCGGTGTATGCCCAGAATAAACAACGGGGCCTGGAGAACGGCTGCGACGACTCATGATGCAGCGATCCTGTTCACGAATCCATGGATGCTAACTACGTCAGCCTCACTCGCATATGCTTTTACCACAAGGCTGTTCTGAAGAATCAGCCCAGGACATACCAGAACAGTGTCATCAGGGTTCAGGGTGTACTTGATATCATTGTCTACGGAAGTTGTGCCTCCGAACTGAATGGTCAGTACCACTGATCCGGTGTGTGTGTTGGTAGCATACAACCAAATCTCATCGTATAGATTCGCGGTGGTTGTACTGTCAGCCGTGTGGATGGTTGTTCCGGCGGATGATGTAGCTGCTACTTTGACACCGATACCATCAGTGCCCCCAGACAACTCCTGCTTTTTCATTACTGCCATTGTAAAATCCTATGAGAAAACTTGTTGATGGAGGATGTGGTCCAAGTCATTAGCGGAAGCCCCGCCACCACCAGCACCTAACTGCGTATCGGTTCCAGCGTCATCCGTAAACCAAAGTTCGTTTGGAGTGGTGTTCTTCACCCAAAGCTGGCCATACGCTGCCTTGGGGTTGAACGTAAGTGTTCCGTTTGTGACGGCACCACCGGTAGTAGAAGCGCTCAACTCAAAGGTAGTTGAGTTCGTAATGGATGCGACAGTGGCACCCCCCGGAATGCCCGAACCCGAGACAGCCAATCCCACCCGCAGGTTTGCGGTGGAGTCCATCGTAATCGTGGGATCGTTGTTGTAATCACAGGTTGCATCCGTAAACTTGTTCTCCGCAGCGGCCCTCTCCTTAAGAGAAACAGCGCCTTCAACAACAACTGTTGTACTGGGAGCAGCGGTTTTAAAGCCAAAGAGCCCAGCACTCTCGTCGAAGTAGAGCCCGGTTGTTGTGTTGGTGCCGTAGATGTGGAAGTCGCGGGCTGATGTATCAAGTCGATTGATGCCGTCATAGGCACCGCATGTCATGAACGCGTCGAGGTCTGCAATAGATCCAAAGTGCCAGCGGACTCCAGAGGCGGTTGTCCCGTCAACAGCGAAGGTGTAGTTGGAACCGTCTGAGTCTTCAACAATGAGGGCAGGAGTCGAGCCTTTGATGTGGAGGCTGCTGGCAGGATCGGTAAGGCCGATACCAACACGATTGTTGGTGGCATCGATAGACAGCGTACCGGAATCAATCTCCAGGTCGTCAGCCGTTACCGCTGTTGCTGTTACGCTTGTTTTTGTCGAGTCGAATCTATTGAAGAACCCACCCATTTCTACTGCCTCCCAACCCAGTACAGCCTGGCTTTCTTCAAAGTTACAGCTCCTGCGTCCACCTTTAGAAACAGGGAAACCTCACCAGAAGTCGCAGATGCCGGCTCACGAATCCACACATCCATTGCGATCGAGGTGTTCCTCAAGCTGGTATCGGTAAGACCAGCATGAAGCGAAACCCCCGATGCCTCGGCAGTCAGTGGGTCATCACCGTTCGCATCCCAGCAAAGAAACGCTGATACGGTTGCAACGGTGCTACTTGTCTCATCCAGCTGAAGTTCCAGATGAGACAGGTAACAGGCGCTTGGCATCCCTTTAGAGTTCGCGTCCGAGGTGGCGTCCGCATGCAGCTTGATTACTTTTCCAGCTGCATAGGACGTACCAATCGAAGTGACCTCTGCGTCGTTTACAACAAAACCTTGGTCAGCCATTCCGGCCTCCTAGTTAGAAGGTGGAAGGATCAGGTTGCGCCGCCAACAAGTCCACGCCATGTAGTTCCGTCGCAATAAGCCAAACATTGTTCGGCTTCCTCAATGGTAGCGATTGTGGCTGCAGCGTCATTACGAAGTGTAATGGTCTCACCGGAAGACCCGGTGGCATTGTTCATAATGAAAAGAAGGAGTCCAGTGCAAAGAGCCTCAGCCGGAAGATCCAGGTTCCTGTTACCAGTAGGGTCAACAACCAAAAAGTTAGATGTGATGACAGTCTGGTTTGAAGCAGCGGTTCCCTTGACCAACAAGGTGTGAGCCGCAGCCATAGTGATGGCTTCGCCCTTGAATGTCAGGAGGTTAGTTGCACCAGCCAAGGCACCCATAAGTGCGGACTGACCCTTGACCTTCAGGCCAAAGCCCGCCTCAACGGGGATATCGTGATTGAGCGCATTGCCGTTCATCATTTCGGGGATTTGTGACATGGTAGTGGTCTCCTAAGAAGTAAACGTGGTGGTGCGAAAGAAGAGTATCACGGTCAAGAGGTTTCTGGCATCCTACTTAGGAGGCTTGAATCCAGGGATAGTATGACTAAGAATACCACCCTCATATCTATAAGGATCGGAAAGCTCCGCCCTTGAGGTCGCTTTTCTGAGATCTGCGATGTGTCGCTGCTGGATTTTCTTGCCAGCAATAAAGCCATGTTCAATCGGCATGGGGCGGATTCCCATCAATCCAAGGAACTCGTCGTACCATTCCAGGCCACGCCGTGGCGACATGGTGTCCTCACTAAAGTCAGACGGACGCATCCTTCTGTCCGAGGCCGGATCCCATCCTCTGCCCAGCTCTTTCGTCTTGGCGTTCATCCACTCTACAGGCCCTAGATTGGCTCGATCGATAGCGCTGATGGTGTCCATAGACCGGCCAGCTGTGGGAATTTGCATCAGGTTTCGCCAAATCCACCACATTTTTCCGTTTCTTGCGTGGTACCAACGCTCCATGCCTTTTGTATCCCGCTTGGATTGGTCCGCATGAGCTCTCAGTTGGACGTCGAAAACGTCTTTGACCAGCATTCCGCCCGTCATGTTCAAGTCCCACTCGACCAACCAGGTGGGAACGCGGTTGTAGAGCTCCAACTCCTTGCCCCAGAAGATGTCCTTCTCCTGGGCAAACACGAATGGCGCCTGCCACCACGGTGCAACGTGACCGACCAGGCCACGGATGGCCTCGTTGTCTCCCTTTAGGGAATCGATGAAATTGAGCGGCCACAGAATCGCATCCTGATAGGGAAGCGGAGGAACTATGTACATCCACTGGTTCAACACATGCTGATTGGCTGCAGCATCCTTGAATCCGACAGGCAACCTGGTTTGGGCGTACTGCTTAAGCACGACTTCAGGGTCTTCCTCGAGCGCGATCTGCTGAATCCCACGGACCAGGCGCATTTGGCCAATGATGCGCTCCGGGTTCGTCAGAAGCGTGTCCCAGAACAGATCCATGTTCTTTCTGAAGTAGGAATAGAACAGAATCGTGCTGCGCATGTACGTCTTTTCAAACTCGGTCAACGCCGCGTAGTCAAGCCCGGTCTTTCTTGCGAGCTCGGCTGCTGCGTGGGGCGTCGCCCCGCGAACACGAGCATCCACATAGGCGGAAAGACGGAAGTAGTTGTCGATAGCGGTCGAGGTTTCAATAAGGCGATCTTGATCGAACACCTTTGCCATGGCTTTTCCAAGCGGACCACGCCGAGCTACACGAAATTCCTTCTGCATCAAGGCTTCGACCCCTCGCTGGGTCTCTGCATAGGTGAAGCCAGACTTCATTCCGTACAAATCGGTTTCCATGTCCAGCATGTCTACCGTTAGCGTTTCACCTGATTTGGTCGGAATAGGTTTCGCGTACCGCTTGTATTCTCCTTCTCTCCATTTACGGGCAATCAGCGCCATTTTCATTTCGTTGTTTGTAGCAACCGCCCGCAACGAACCAATTGGCCCCATTCCCTCGTACATCTGGTAGTAAGCGCCAATTCCCACACCGATGTAGTACGCTGGGTTTGGCAAGAAAATACCGGTCGTGACGCCCATTCTCGTATGACGAGCCGTCATCGGAAACAGCCTCATCATTTCATCGATTGTCTTGCCCAGCTGGCCCTCAGCCAACACCTTGCCCCACTGTTCCACGTCAACGCCGGTAGGACGTTCTTTCAAAGCCTGGCGTCCCTGCTTCCCGATTAAAAACGATCTGGCCGGGGCAGCTCCGCTTCTGGCGGTTCCGACTTCTGCCAACCGATCGAGCGCGTCATAGTACTCTCTTGCCGCGCCAGCCGGCATTAGGGATTCAGTCCCATCATGAAACGTGACCCTTTCCCAGGCTTCTGTAGAAAGCTTCACTCCGACGCGATCAAGGATTTCCATAGCCTCGGTATACGCAGCCATTTCGTGCATGTTGCCGGGAATACGAGGATCTTGCTTCCAGCCTTGGCGTTTGGCGTATTCAGCCCGCTGCGGAGACAGCATAGACTTGCCTTCCTCGGAAGCAGGAGCGTCTGGAGGACGGCTGGTCCATGTTACTCGAGTCTCACCAGTGGGCGTGCCATCCGGAGCCAGCACATCCACCGTTTTTTGGTACAAAAGCTCAGTAGCCTGGTAGTTCAGATGCATCTGAATGTAGAACTGGACCATGTCGATGTGGGCGTCACGACGAAAACCCGTGTATGCCTTTGTGACTGCATCGAATAGCGGCAAATCTTTGCCCAGTTCGGTCACATCAGTCATCAAACCGTATCGGGCCAAGTCCCTGGATGTGTCGCCCATGAGCTCATAGGCCCGCAAGCGCACAATCATGTTCAACAACGCCTGGTTGATTTGATAGCTTGTGAACTTGTCTACTACGTGCCCGGCTTCTCGACCTTTATCCAGCATCCTATCGAATATCTTTACGAAATCCCCTTGGTAAAACCACTTGTAGAAAGCGGCCTTTTCTTTAACCGTCATGTTTAGCAAAATGGCGGCGTCCCTCTCTCCCGCAGCAGCGATTGCAATCCAATTGCCTACTTCAGTGATTCTGTTGTGAGCAGATTCAAGCGCCATCTCAATGTGCCCAAACACATCCCCAAGAGAAACGAGGTCGTCATCGGTAAGTTCGCCTATCCAATCCAACCCAGACTTCCCACCAGCCTTGGCTTCCTCCAAAGACATTGCGTATCGGCGCAGAGGCTGAAGAATGTTCATGCGCTGGTTTTCTGTGTAGCGGCTTGACGCGGCTAGTACGCGCTCGAACATGTGGTGGTTGGAGATGATGTACTCGACCTTGCTCATTCCCTCTTCACCAGTAGCGAAGTGGTAACCAGGTCCCATCTGCTCTTTGCCGCTAAGGAAGTCACTACTCTTTTCTGTTGACTCACTGTAAAGGCGGGCCTTTTCGGCACCAGTCCACTCCCGCAAAAACTCGAGCAAGCCGGTGGTTTTGCTGGTCATCTTCGGATCGATGTGCTCCAGATTGATTGTTCCCATAATGTCATCGACCACAGACGGGTCGACCGGGGGCCTGAGGGTATTCTTCAGTTTTACAAAAACTTGTTGAAGGGTGAGCTCTTTTTCATTTTTCAGTGCGTCTCTTACGATCAGCAAAATTTCTCTTGGAGCTCCTTCCATCATGCGGATGTTTTTCTGAAGCACCTGCGAATAAACCGGACCAAGGTTGCCACCAGCAAACTCCTCCAGCTTGAACATCCGGCGCATATTTTTTACCAGCCTGTCCACCGACTCGCTTGAGTCCGACAAGTCCACAACGCCAGACTTCATCGCGTTCCAAAGCGCGTAGGCCATCGATGGATCGATTTCTTCCGAGTAGTGAGCCCTTTTTGCGCCGGCACCTGCCTCGATGTCGGACACCGCCTCTATGACTGATGCCCATTCGTCCTGAAACATCGTGCTGAGATCCGCGTCTGGAACCAGCAAGCGATCTGGAACGACATTGCCCATTGGGTGCCTGGCCAAGTCCTGTGCAAGAACCTTCATTCCAGCCTGTTGAGCTGGGTCCAATTCATGCCAGCCGACCTCAGCGCCCAAGTCCATTTTGTCATCTTGCCATCTGCGTCCAGCCGTCAGGGTTGGCCGTTCCGCTTCCGGTATAATGATGTCGCCTGCTTTGTTGCGAATAGCCCGCCACCCAGGAAACGGCGCACCGATGGCCGTATGAATTCGGTCGGCCATCCGTTTCTGTACGGCCTTTCGTCGCTTCTCTGGAACCATGGACCGGGGCGTAATCATGAAGATACGCTCAGGCCCAAGCAGCTTCTTCGACTGTTCTGCAGCAATATACCCGACAGCTGACACCAACAGTTCTGTGGGGTCAATATGGGTCTGTCCTTCCTGAATACCGAGCTCGGCGCGAACTACCCTTGGGTCTTTGTTGACAGCCCAAAACGCACGCTGCTTGGCCTTCCTTGGCTGCACTTCCGCAAGAAGCCTTTCCTGTGCCGTTTCTGCGAGAAAGGTCTTCGGGTGTTTTCGGGTAGCTTTTTGCGTCAGCTTGATGGCATCGCTTTCGTAGCGCAACTCCGGGCGAAGGAACCTATCAAAGAAGTTCCGCACTTCCGGCGGAAGAATCGAAACCTGACCACGAATCTTGGCCCAGTAGTCCTGAAGGGTCAGATACGCCTGGTCGAGATATCGCTTGAGACCGCCATGGGTCGATGTTGCTGACCTGATGTAGTATTCGAACGATCTCGCCGCCTGGCGCTCACCACGTTCCGTCAGAATGAACCTACCGGCATCATCCCTTGTGGTTTCAAAATGCCTGACAAACCCCTGGGTCCACTTTTCGCCCATGAACTTACTAAGCAGCAAAGCGTTGGCACGAACCAAGGTCTTGTAGTTTCCAAACTTCAACACATCGACAAGCGCACTGTAGCTATCGGGGTCAAAGCTGAAGTATCCACCCTCTTCACCTGGTGCGCCGTGAAACAGGATCTCAAACTGTGAGGAAGGTGTTGGCTCATCTGGGCCGCCCGCCTGGGGTCGCTTCGGGCCTCGAGGCCCACCAGCATCGCGCACAGTGAGCTCAAGCGCGGCTTGTATATCCGGTGGCAGCTTGTTGACCTGAATGCGCTGCAGGTTCCAAGCCGCCAACGCGTGCTCGTCAACGAAGTTTTGCGCCTGCGGGTTCTTCTTCTTTACCTCCGATCGTATCTGCCAGGACTTCTTGGCCCTGTTTAGCAGCGCATTGGTCTTTAGTGTGGCCAGTCGCGGCATCTCCAGCATCGTTTCGCCACCAGGCGCGACTGGGCTGGACTTGATGATGCCCCGAATTCTTTCTGCAAAGTAGGCGTCATACTCTTTCTTGGTCACCTTCTTGCCTTGCATCTCTTCTGCGCGAAGATGATCAACTGCCTGCAGCCTTGCCTCCGGATCCTCTCTGGTGTTCAGGAACTCTTGGTAGATCCTATACAGGCTCTCTTCGGTGCTAGCCCACCCACCGGACGAGACACCATCACGGTCAGTCTGCAACTCGAGCATTGCGGCTTGTAGTCGACTCAACAACTCATTGGCGCCGGCCTCCATCTCCTCGATTCCATCGAGCCGGCCTTCTCGGTGCCTGGTCATGATGTCGTCGGTCAGAGACTCCCACTGCTTCCGCAGGTCGTTGACCCGAACTGCCGCTTGCCCGCTGACAGGAATGTCCCAAATCTCTTCCGGACCCAAACCCTGCCTTGAAGCGGCGTAGGCGTGCTCATATTCCTCAAAGGAAAGATAGGCGTCCTGCATTGCACGCTTGGCGTCAGATAGGTCAATGAAGCCAGCGCCCTGAACAGCCTGTTCGAGCTCTTGCTGTGGCACCGTAGAGGGCTCTACATCCGAAACATCGCGGAGCCGTACCATCCGCTTCGAAGATGAGATCGAGAAAAGCAATCTGGATTCATTCGAACGACGCTCGTAGATCCTGCGAATGTTCTCTACTTCCACCTCTTCCTTCATCAGCCGGTCTACGAAGTCGGTGAAGTACTCCGCAACATCCTTGTCGATGTCGAGCGACTTGATGATGCCCTCGTCGTCATAGGTGCGCTTGAGGACGGAGGCTATCCTTGCAAACAGGTTCTTGAATATCGTTCTCACTTCTTGTGAGAAGGACCGTACCGTTGCTGTACGAATCGTAAGTTCTTCAAGATCAGCGCCAAGGATGTCTTCTGTGAGCCTGATGACATCAGTAAGAGCATTCGTTTCTTTTGCATCGATTCCAAGCAGGTCTCGAATGAGTTCCACAAACCGAGTGAATGCAGTCTTGTTGCCCTTAGTTCTTATGCCTTTGAGAATTTCTTGAAATCCCTTGTTAGTCAACCCAAAAGAAATCAACTCGTCTACGCTTGAGGTTGCATACTCAATTCTACTTTGATCCCAGCCGGGTACTTTTGTACGCGTCCATTCTTGGCGAACATATGCGCGTACACCCTCAAGCTCCAAATAAGCCTTACCAAGCGCTGTGTTTTCGACGTTTGGCATCCAACTCGCATCGATCAATCTACGTTGAGTTGCGCCGTGAAGAAGTTCATGAACTATAGTTTCAGACGAAATGCCGTGGTTTTTTATTGATTCAGACCGAAACCAAATCACTGCCTTGAATTTAGACGGGTCAACAGGCACTTGTTCGCCTGTTTTTTTGCTTGTTTTAGGTATGTCGTATACAACTTTCGACACCGCTTTGGTGCCCGATGTTTCATCTAAAATGTCAGGAGGAATCCTTTCCTCTCTTGCTAGGCCTGCCGGTTTTTTTCCACGATAAATACGAGCGCTTACCCCGTCTAAGTGCGGAGAGATAAGTTTCAGTATCGTTCGATAGGATGGGTTGTCTGCATTTTCCGACAACCAATCAGCGATAGCGCGTCCGTCTTCTAGGGACTCAATCTTTGCTTCGAGTTCTTGTGTGGATAGATCCCCAACGCCCGGCTCGAGATCTATCACCTCTACTTCGCCCTTTGCCGCATGAGCCACATCGCCAAACTCGTCAGCTTCGATAGCAGCCATGAGCTCATCGAACCCACGGTGGCCCAGTAGGTTCGAGGCCAGCATGTCAGCTGCCCACTCATTGAACACCGGCTCAATGCTCTTCTGCTTGACGACCGCAACATCATCACGCCTATGCCATCCCTCGAACCCGGCCTTCTTGTGGACGTCGAAAGCTCGGCGCATTGCCGACAGCTCATCGTCGGTAAGGATGTTCTTCATCAGCGTATGGGAGAGCTCGTGCAGAACGTGGAATACCAACACGTCCTTGTCATGAAATCCCATGAACTCATTTGTTATAGAACCCAGGATAGCTTCTATCCGGCCGTTTACCCGAAGTATGGAGCCCTCGGTCCCAAGGGAAACTAGGTTAGGCGGTATTTTTCCTTGCCTGGCATAGTCCTGCAGCATCTCCTGCATACCACTCCAGCCGTGCCGAATCTTGACGTCCGGGTCTTCAAACAGCCGCCTGGCGATTTCCACAAAGTACGGAGTGGCTGCATCCATAAAGGCTGTGTCGTAGTCCAAGCGAAAACCGGGATTGTTTACGAACGCCTTTTCGTCAGCCAATCGATACAGGGTTTCATCGATCATCGTTGCGAGTTCTGAAAACAACTCATCGCCAGATAGGCCCGCCATCTTCTTGGCCGTGGCGGCTTTCAGCTTAGTCGCTTTGCGCGTTTTGATGGTGGTGATTGCTTTGAGTTGCTGCACAAGCGCCGCATCGTCGAGCTGGCTGTCTGCCGCCCTTTCTAGATAGGTCTGGCCGAACACGCGCCTATCTTCAAGCACCTCTGGGTCTTCGATGCCTCTAAAGTCCACCCGCTCAAACCATTCGGATGGCAAGCGATCCATTACCTTGTGGAGAATCGCCGCGCCCTCAGTGCTCAGGTGCCCATCAAATGACATTTGGTCAATATGGGACATTGCCATTCTGCGCTGGAAATTAGCAGCACCGCTTTCTATCGGACCAGGTGCCGCCTTTCCGGTCAGGATTGGATACCGACCATAGAGCTCGGCCCAGCGCTGGACAGCTCCTGCCAACTCTTTTGCTGTGTACTGCTGAAGCCATTTCGGATCTTTGTCCGGAATGATGACGAGATCCTGAATGATCTTAATCAGACCAGCCTTCTTCATCTTCGACAGGTCTTTCGATAGAACGTCCATCGCACGCTCTCGAAGCGTCGGCCCAACCTCAACAGATCGAACTTTGTCCGGAACATCTTCTGGCTCGCGGGCCTTTTCAGAAACCCAGAACTTGTCTTTGGGTGTAGGCACTTCCTCTGCTTGTTTTCCGAAAAGAATGACCGGAACACGCTGGATGCCCAACTCTTTAGCGGCGTATGCCCTGTGCCTTCCGTCTTCTTTTCCGTCTGCGTAGATAGCCAAAGGGTCTAAGGTTCGACCAGATTGAATGTGGCTCTTTAGGTCGTCAATGTTTTCCCTTGCTATCGGATCGTCTGGGTCCAATGGTCTGACCCTTTTCAGGTACTCATCTGGCGACATGCTGACCATGTGCCCATCTCTGGCTTCATAGTCTGCATCCCCGTACCAGTCACCACGATCAGCCAGTGGGTACTTAGGCTCAGTGCTGGGTGCCTCGGGCTCCTCAACTCTGGGTGCTGGCACCTCTTCAACTGGGGGTGCCTCTATCTCCTCAACTCGAGGTGGTGGTGCCTCGGCCTTTACGCGCTCTTTGGCCCAGCGAGGATGCGGCTCTGCCAAAACAATGGTGTATCCGTCTTCCGTTTCTATCGATTTTGTAATCGTTGGAAGACCATACAAGTCATCAGCGAGGTGCGTGCGCGAACCAATCTCGCTTGCGCGACCAGGCATGATGGTGACCATCGCGCTGGGTGCTATTTGGTTGTTTTGTGCCCACCCCCTTGTTATTCGTTCACCAAAGTCATCAAGTATAATTTTGCGTTCTTGTGCGGTTACGGCTTTTTCCAACACATCCGCAAATACAACCTGGATGTCAGCTTCGGCTGCGGTCCGTGCAGAAGAACGAATGTCCAGCGTCAAATCCTGCAGCGTGACGTAGAGCGTTCCTCCTCGTAGGCTGAGAAAATCGTCATCAGCAACCCAAAGAAGGCCAACAGGTCTTCCCTCGCCAGGGCGTTCGGCTTCCAATCTTCTGACGTATCTGGCTTCCTTTGGATTGAGACCAAGCGCTTGCAAAATATCTTTTCGGCCTGGTTGCTGCGCGATCTCCACGCCAAGCGCCTGCATGTCGGGAGGGAAATCCAAACCCTCGCCTGTAGGTAGATGCCACCCAAACGACTCGCCCTCCCAACTCACGTAACTAAGTTTCCGAGGCACCGACGGAACCAACGGCGCATCAAAATCAGGAGCCAGCACAGATGGTCGCTTAGTGGCCTTCCAAGTGCCGGTTTTGGAGTCCCACTTGTAGTTACCGGTCATCTCTTCAAGGGGCTTCGATAGCTCTTCAGCAATCTCTTTTGACGATGGTAGTGGTTCCGGAGCCTCAACCTCCACAGGCTCTGGAGCCACGCCAGGTCCACCACCAACATCATCAGGCGTCTCAGGCGGCTCGGGCGGCTTTCCTCTGCGTCGAATCTCAACTGCTCGAAACCAGTCCACGGGTGTTTTGATGGAAGGAACGTCCGCGTCATAGGACATGCGCCAGGCGTTTTGCTCCATCAGGCCGAGCATCCAGGCCCCGTGGAGTTGTTCAATATCGCCAGCTTCCACCAAGGCCTGAATGCCCTCTTTCACCCGGATGTACTCTGGGGTGGTGCGCAATTGCTGTGTCCCCGGATCACCCTCAGACATAAGGCGCTCAAGCCCTGCCAGGTGTAGCCTTCCATTTTTTCGGGATCCGCTTACCACATGCTCGATGACGTCTCGCATTGGGTCATCAACGCCAGCGACTTTCAAAGTATCGTGAAGCGCGCTTCCGGGGTCGACTTTACCATTATTGTGCCACTTGCTTGGAATGATATCCAGAACGTCTACGTCACCCCTAAGAATCGCATTTTTGAGGGATGTTTCCATCATAAAGCGCATGACGGTCCAAACGTCCGCATCCATTTTTTTGTCTACGATATCCAGCGCTTCCGCATAGGTTCCACCAGTCTCCGACATGTGGTCCCGAACCTGTTGGGCCACCTTGCGTTCGGTCCTACCGAGAGCTCCTTCACCAGTTCTAGCTATTGCTTCCTCAACATCTGCAAGGACTTTCCCACCGGGAATGAGATCCTCGAGATTATTGATGGCTATCTGGACTGGCAAAGCGTCGGCAGACAGTGTCTTTGTGAACACCCACGAGTTCGCAGCAGCCAGCATAAACCGAGACCTTTCCGACAATTTCATGCCCGCACCAGTCAGGTCTTTGTTTGTCCGGTACGCACGAATCCCTCCCCCGGTCGGAACGCCGACAGAGGCTATGAATGGACGTTCCCAGTAAACCGTCCAATCCGCCAACAAGCCCAACGCACCCAGCACGTCATACTGCATCGACCCGCGCTCATGACCACGAGCCAAAGCGTCGTCAGTCATGTGCCTAGCAAATCCCATCTCACCGGTTTGGATGTTCGCCAGAATACGACTCAGATAGGTTGAGTCGGGGCTACGAATCATCGTCGTACCAGAGCGCTGGAAGTCTCGGCCAGCTGGCGTGATGTACGGAATCGGCGCCTCTGCATAGAACTCAGTGGCCGCACCAATGACGCGCATGATTCGACCAACAGATCCTTCTACAACCTGCGGCACCCCATCCACTTCCTTTGTGCGAAGCATCAGGCGCCCCATCGCCTGCTCCATGCCACGGCTTCCAGCAGCTCCTCCGCCAGTGGTCTCGATGGCCCCAATCGATACGCCGGCAGCAATCAATACCGCGTCTGCCCAGGACTCTTCCGCCGGAATGGAGCCAGCATAAACACTCTCAGGAAGCTGGCCAATAGCAACCGACTCAAGAGCGTTCAGAAGAGTCGTATCAGAGATGCTGTTACCACCTTCTCTGTTGATTTCATCAACGATTCTCGCAAGACCAGGCCTTGATTTGTCTTTGGCGGCCTGAGGATTGAGTCTTGCCCACCTCTTCATTGCCGTCGTGGACAGGTTTCCGAGGCGCATTTCTGGGGGAAGATCCAACCAGGCATTGTTGGAGACCATGCCACGGAATGTGGGACCAAGATTTGTCCGAATCTCCTTGTCCGACATCCCGTTCTCTTTGGCGGTCTGCAGTTCCCGAACAATCTGTTCGAACGATTCTGTTGGGCGAGACCGGGCGATCTCAGTTCTAAACCGTTCAGCATCGTCTCCACTTAGAAATATTGGAATCAGGCTTTGGGTACCGAACCCGAGCTTGACTTGAATTCTTGAGGATAGATTGACCATTCCCGCAGGCAATGCGAAATACCAGCCATCGTCTTTCGCGGCCTTGCCAAACGCTGGAACCGGCTTCCAGAAGTCCCCGCCACCTCGATCCATTTCCTCGTAGACATGACCGCCAGCCCACCCAATAACGCCACCGATGATGGCACCAGCAACAATACCAACCGGACCACCAGTGGCACCAACTGTTCCACCCTCTGCTGCGGTTACGGCTGCGGGTATAAGTTTGGGAAGAACCCTACTCCCCACGGCCCGTGCCGCCTGCTTCATAGTGGTTGTGCCACCAGGTAGTCTCGAAGAAATAGCCTTCACGGCACCGCTACCGGAAAGAATCCCCGCACCACTACCAGACAGAGTGGATACAGCTGTGGCCCACCCATCGTACTCGGGGGCGTCAGGCAAATAGAGTTTGAGCTGTTCTGCTTCCTCAAGGCTCATTTTGGCGTTCGGTGCCCATACAGCACTCATGGCGGCGCCGATGCCCTCGTCTTCCAGCATCTCTCGATACTTTCTCTCTACTTCACGCCTACCCGCCCAGCGCTGCTCCGGAACACGAACGGCTGCTTCCGTTCTTGGAAGGTCAACGACTCGGGGACCGAAGGCTCGACCCCAAGCCTGCATGAGGCCGCGAGTCATCAGGATTTCTTCTGGCCAGGCAGCGATTGGGGCTTCGCCAATGAGCTTCTCTACTTCCTCATCGCTTGCGCCACTATCGATCGCTTCAATGATCTTGCGAACGCTTGTGGTGTCGACTTCTCTTAGATTGGGTCCGCCAGCCGGCCTATCGTCTGGGTCGTCGGCCAGAAGTTCTCGAACCCGTTCTACGCTCGGCGGGTTTGACAATGTTGGAGCATGACCCCATGGATAGTAATCCATCATGTGGTCAACCATGTCCATTCTGCGACGAGCTTCTTCCGCTGTAACGCCTGGCGTGCTTTCAATGTCTGCAAGGGTCGCTTCTCTTAGAGCTATCCTTACTTCGGAACGCTCACGCCGTGTCGGCTCGTTTGGAATGCGAGCGATGCGTGGATCTATCGGTCCCTCTTCCGGCTCTTTCTTTGGTTCTTTCTTGTCGAGTTGCGGTCTTGGGCCGAGACGTTCACGTTCATACTCAGACGCTATGTCAATAGCGTCCATTACCTCTTCTTTCGTAACCGTACCAGGTCCTTCCGTGAGAAATTTTTCGAGAATCTGGTCGTCAGTTAGCTGGGGCACAGTGTTTCCTATTCAGTTCCGGCATCTGCAGATTTCATAGATGATGGCCCAAGAGGAAATTCTTCTTCTCTCTTCAGATCTCCAGCAGAGACTCTCCTACGAATCTCTTCCATGGGCACACCCTCTCCCATCCACTCAGCTACCTGCTCATGGCGGCCTTTCTGAGCTTCCAACTTCCCCTCGTAAGAAGTAACGGGAAGATCTGGAAGAGGCGCTCTTACGTCTGGTACGTCTACCACTGGTGGTGGATTTATCACGTCCGCCCACTCCTGATAGAGCCAATGGCCAGGAGCGGGCTCTATCGGGAATCCAGCCGCGTCACGTTCCAGAGCGGAACTGTTTTCAGTGAGCCACAAGCGTTCTCGTTTTCGCTGTGCTCCTCTCTTCAATGCTTTGCCCATAGGATCCCTGGAGGGACCGAGTGGACCGCCCATGAATCCACCTTCTTCTCCCCGAAGGTCCGACCAGTATTGAGGGTCTTTGACTTGGCCAGCCGTCTTGACAGGCGTTGGCGCGGGACTGTCGCCAAACTTCGCCTCTGGCTTCAATAGTTTTTCAGATTCACCCCAGACACGATTAGCCTGTTGTGGGCTCCACGTATTTGGTCGCGGCGTCTGTGGCGGTGGCGCCTTCTTCTCCGCAGCGGGCCTAATCCTCACAGTAGGAGCTGCGGGTGCGGGTTCCAATCGCATCGCCGATCTCAAAGCGGCATCATCTGAAGGGGGTGGCGCCTCAGTAGGTTCAGGCGCTGGCCTGCTTGGGCTCAAGCCTTTTCGTGTGTATCCCATCAGCGTTGTCCTATTCTGACAGTTGCGACCATGTCTTGGTACATCTTCCGCTTCCTCGGGCCGGCACCTGCCCACCCCCCGGCACGCTGAACCTCACGAATATCGACAATCTCACCTGTTTGTGGATTCTGCCTTATTACGTACTGTAGGGCCTCGAGTTCTTTAGGGTACCACCTGGTAGAATACACCAAGCCGGAATCTTGCGTGTCACGCCTATGAACCTCTTGGTATTCACCGCCGTACCGATCCCTGCCCTCGTTCGCTACATTCTTGCCCGCCGGGGAAAGTATAGGAGGCTGAATGGGATCCATTCCTCGCGGCCACGACTGAATTATTCGGGACGAGGGTGCCGACTCTGGTGGTGAGGTGGGGATAGTTGCCCGGTATTCAAGAATATCTTTTCCTCTTTTTTTCCTTCCAGTCGGCGCTGGCGTGCCTGGTGGGGGTGTATCCAAGAATTGGAACTCATCCCCGAAACGCCCAGGCCATGTCGGATCGTTGGGTCCAGGCAGTCCGCCACCACCCTTGCGGAGTATTTCCTGACGACGTTGCTCTTCTGCTTGAGCTCTGCCCTTTTTATCTTCTTTGACATCTCCGGGCGTCGTCCCGGCAATTTCGTATGCGGTTGGGCCTGATTTTGATCGAGAAGGGGTCGGGTCTTTGATTAGTTCAGGGGGCGAATCGTCGGGTTTGATCGGATCGAATGTGGCTGGCGGTGGTCTATGATCTTCAGGAGCCGCACTAGGCTCTTTGGGTTCAAGTTTAATGTCTGGCGCCTCGCGAGGAGTACCAGATAGTTTGGGGGCATAGGGGTCGGTTGCAACTTCCGCAGGCGTTCCCGCAGGCGGCTCGAGGGCTTCCGTAGGCGGCGGCTCTTCATCCATCTCCACCAGTTCTTGGCGCGGAGCCGATGGGTATCCTCTGTATGGGCCAAGGCCTCCAACGATATTGTTCAGACTTGCCTCCATGTACCGACGATCCCCAAAGTCTTCCATGCGGCCGATTTCTTCAGAAATGGCCGTACCAGCCTCACCCCTAAGTTCTTCCGGAAGCGCATTAAGGCTATGCTTGATGCCAGCAAGTTGTTGCCCATATGCATCGTAGTCTTCATCTTGCCCAGACTCGAGAGCTCCCCGAATGGCCTCCTTGTAGGTATTGCTAAGAGATGAGACGCGATGAAGCTCTGGGTTGTCTTGAATGTTGGTGCTAACGGCACCCTGGACATCGTTAATGCCGGCAGCGATCCACTCATACATCGCGGTGACATCGCCTCCTTTCATGGCATTCTGGGCCTCACGCAT